TGAGGTCGTATTGTGTGCTAAGTGTACCAGCACTGTTAATTGCTTCTATTTGCGCTTGGAGAGTTGAGACTTCTTTTGTTGCTGTATCGGCTCTTGCTTTCTCTTTTTGTGCTGTTTCATAGAAGCGTCTTTCTTTTCCTCCTGTGGCAACGATATTCCCTTGTGCATCAACGAGGTCTTGGGGACCACCAGACGTTTTCTCTGGTGCGTCTTTTCCATCGCTGCCCTCAGTACCTTGTTCACTACCGGCTGTAGGTGTCTCTTTGTCAGAGTCCGTCGTCGCTCCTGTATCTTCGCCGCTAGTACCTTCATCTGTAGTCTGTTGGTCATCCCCTTCTCCAATACTGTCTAGTATTGCTTCATCAGTGCTAATGAGTTCTTCATTCATCGTACTTCCCCTTATTGGACTGGTTGTTCAGCAGCTTGCTGTTGCCCTTGCTGCATTGCAGCTTGCAAAGCCTTCTGCGGAGATACACCGGATTGAATAGCTTGTTGTACTTGCTGCTTCAATTCGGGGGGTAACTGGGCTAATACTTGTTTTAATTGATCGGGACTAGCCGTACCGACATCGTTCTGTCCACCGTCTTGTCCTTCAGCGGGAGGCTGTTCTGCCCCAGCTTGTTGTTCTACAGCAGCAATAAGTTCTGTCCAATCTTCTTCTCGCATCGTTACTTCATCAAAAGCTTTCTCCATGACTTGTAACATAACTTTGAGAACTGGTCCTGGGGCTGCATTAACGAACTGGCCTAAGACTTGTCCAAACTCTAAGGCTTCTTCTTTCTTAGCGGCACTTGTCGGTTTCTTAGTGGAACCGCCAAGTACAATAAGTGAAAGGCTACCAATTTCCTCTGGTGATAGGTTCTCCCAAACCTCTTGTGCTTCTTCACCAACCAATGATACCACCTGTTCTACTGGCATATGTTGGAGGCAAAGTTGAGCAACACCCCAATAGATAGCCCCAATCCAATCCTCAATTTGATCACTTTTCTCATCAACGCGCATATTAGCTGATTGAGTATTAGCTTGTACCGCAGCCTTGTTAGTATTGGTCTTAAACTGCTCCCCACGCAAGACTGTGCCAACAGAGGAGATACGATCAATGGCTCTATAGTAGTCCTCTTTATTAAAGAGTTGATCAAACTGTATAGACGGTGGGGGAATGGAACTGATAACGTCAGAGAGCTTTGTCTCTATAGGGACATTCAACCCCCTAGCTGTCCCATCATCACCGTTCAACACTACAGTAGCATCCTCTTGCGATAGCACATTGCTATTATAGAAGATGTTACGCCTCCCCCACCGCCTAGCTCTACGTGTTTCATCTGTTATTTCATTGATAGCATCTTGTTGATCTAGGTAATAGGAGACTTCACCTTTGGTAAGCGGCCCATTAGGAGACTCAAAGAAGGTCAATGGATAGAAAGGAAAGAATGTATCAAGGCGGTCAGGATCATCCCAGACCCATATCGGCCATGTCCAATCTTTAGAGTTGAACATAAGGACTCTACGAGTAACCCTGTCGTAGACCTTAAATACCTTGGTCATCTTGGCCTTTTCAAATGATATTTCATCATTAAAGCCAAATGACTTTGCTGTATCCTTTCCTTCTTCGAAGATACTAAAATTGTCTGCACTGTTATTGTCATCGTCGTTTTGTTCACCTAATGACACCTTCATAATATGAGTAGGTGCATAGATAGAACGGAACTCATTAGACTTACCCTTACGTTTAGCATACTTAGCAAGAATGAACTCAGTTGGCAGGATATCTTCTTCAATAAGCCAGTTAGCATCCGTTAGGTCTATTTCCTTGGCACTGGGATCTACATGAATCTCAAATGGGGATTTGACCTTAGCAAAGGGACCAGAGGGTTGCAAGATATCAATGCTCTCTTCAAGAGCCTGTATCTTACCTTCTATTTCAATGATCTTCTTAGTATCTTTAGCCTTCTCTAGCTGGGTAGCGAGTTTAGATAGATCATCTAATGCTTGTTCACTACTCTCTTGCCTTGCCGTCCAGCCAATCTTAATCCAAGCTCTGTTAGTAAGAAGACAAGTAACAACACATCTCTTGGCTTTAGGTTTGAGATTGATCCCAGGAGTTGCCTTACGTCCACCAATGACGTTGACAAGTCTCTCAGTAATTGTAGCTAGTCTCTTCTTGCTTTCTACATTAGAAGTGAACTCTGCTTCTGGGTTCCTAGAGTAAAGGGCCGGGACCATAGTAGTAACATTCGCAAAGACTACGTTCTCTGTTTCCGTTATATTGGAGTTGAGCTTCTGGTTTCCCAGTGTATTGCCGGAAGCGAATTGCTGCTTTACACGATGTTCCAGTTGATCGTTTTCAAAGTAACGGATAGCTTCAGACCAAGCTTCCCTAACGTCTTCTGTATGGGACTTGGCCTGTGAGACACGAGACTTCCACATCTTACCAGTAGCCTTAGAGACAGGAATCTTACTGTCTCCTACTACACGGTAGGAGGGTTCTCTCCTCTTACGCTTCCTAACTGGTTTATCGTCACCAAGAGATTGATCTATATTAGCATCAACTTCTTCGGGGATTTGATCTTCGGCCATTACCGTGTCATCCTTCTAACTAACTGTTGCATAAGATCAGCTAGGGCTTCATCTAGTGTCTCATTTTCAAATGCTGGCCTTAACTTTGTCTTTACTTCTTCTGGCATTTTGCTGATTATCCTGTGGACTTTATCCATGTTAGGCTTAATCTTATTAGCTTCTCTTGCTGCATCTGTTACTTGTGAGGCTAGTGTCCTAAATTTATGTAACTGTGCGCTAGATTGTCCAACTTGAGCTAGTTCACCTTCACCTCTCTTAGGTGGAGTAGTCTTGATAGTAAAGTCCTGCTTTCTAGATATGTCCTTGCCAGATAATGCTCCCTGTGTCTCAGGGATTAAGCCAGCTTTATTAGGGCCACCAAATAAGTCCAATGCAGCTTCATCTATTTCTTTAAGCCTGACAGACTTTGGAATGAGGATATCCCTTGCGGCTGACTTCTGCAACTCAGGAGATAATGTTTGCAGGAATATGTCGGTATCTAGTTCATCCTGTATCTTGCCAATTTGCCCCTTTTCAAATTCTCCTGATAAGTTATCTAGTTGTTCGGCTGACTCCGCAACGTCCATTGATTCTTTCCCTGGTCTAATCCTTTTCTGCTGTCTGAGTTTGCTTACAGGGCCACTAGCTTCATCCATTAAATCTTTAACTTCTCTAGGAACACCTAGACTAGCTTCACCGGGGGCAAATTCCGAGGTTTCGCCAAAAGCTGCTGGAGGTTTGTCATAACGAGAGGTATATTTTACATTACCTCTGGGCATATACTTTTGTTCCCCACGGGCTATTGCGGCCTTTCTTCCCCCTTCCACTCTTTTTCTCTCTTGTACTGATTTAAACTTCTTTTTAGGACTTGTTGCCTCGAAAGCTGCTTCCACATTCTTGGTTGCTGTTGCTTCTAATTCATCAAGAGGAACTTGTGTGGATAGCTTGTCCATTTCATCTTCTAAGGCATCAAGAAACTGTTTAGGGCGTACTCCTTCTTCTTCTATATCGAATTTAGTACCTAAACTCTCAGCTAAAGTATCCGGTCCCGGTCCTGTTTCCCCTCTACCGGGAATAGGCTTACCAGGCGCAGGGGTAGTTGGAATCACATCCGAAGTAGTTGGGACTTCTTTGGTTAGTGGAGTTAGTCCAATAGTAGGGTTACGTTGTCCTCTAGCAATAGCTTGTGCTGTAGGATCAATATCAGGAATAGCTTCATCGGCTTTACGAAGAATAGCCATAAGAGCCCTTCTAATAGCATCGGGACTAGCCATACCTCACACTCCGACGTTCTTCATTAACGTCACGCTCTCCCCACTGATACCAACCAACTTTCTTTGGATCTTGCCTAACCATCAACTTAGAAATGTTAGGACGGTGAGACAACATGTATTTAGTGGTATCCATAGCATGATCGTCTTTATCTATGGGCTTATCTAATTGCTCACCCATTGGATTCTTTTGCCAGTAGTAGTCACTTATCTCATTGATCCACCATTCGAGTTTGTCTGAGACATATAAGTAAGGAGCATTGTACTCGCCGGTGATTGGATTCTTATGATTGTGTTGTGGGAGCAAATATTGATTAACCTTAACAATACCATTCAATATATCGTTGTTACCTCTTGTACATATAATGCCATCTTCTAAGAACATATCACTAATGGCCTTGCCAACCAGCTTCTTGCCAGCACTCTTACGTCTGAAGATATCAGGGTCAGCAAGGATCATGTTGGAAGAGTCAACACCATACTCATTCCTAGTAGACTTGATAGCGTCAATGTGATCATCAAGGGGGACTTCTTTCTCGTAAGCCCCATCCATAAGGAACACATTACCGAAGTTATCGACAAAACCGAGTATATAACAAAAAGGAACAGCAAGTCCATAATCATAGCCCTCTAGGTAGGTGATACCAGAAGCCTTCAATTGTAATTGCTTATAATAGTTATGAATAGCATGATGGCTCATAACATGTACGCCTTCGTTAAAGGCGGGGTATACCAAGCCCTCATACGATGCCCACTCTCCCATAAGGAACCTTGACCGCATCTGTCCCTTATAAGAAGCCTCTAGTGTTTGGATAAAGTCTGGTTCTAAGTTGTCTTTATTCTCGTAAGTAGAACCTTCAAACAATTCGATAATAGGTACAGGTAGCCCATTGTCACCACGAAGTATACGTCCTTCGCTGTTGGTTTTACATAAGAGTCTATCATTGACAACCCCTAATTTCAGATCATGTAATGGCTTAACCAATTCACGGTATACCCAATTCCTAGTAGGGTTGCAAGTGAGAACGAAAATACGAGGCCCACTATCAGGCATAGTATCGTCTGTACCTTCATAACGAGTCATCCCTCTGAGTCTGCCAAGTAAGTCAAGGAAGTCCTTGTGTACGATCTCTGGATCTTCCATTTGGTCAACAACGATCCAATCGTAGGTAGCAGACAATAGGTTAGACGTTGTAGCTTCATTGCCTAGTTTACCTTGTTGTGCAATGTAACGAAAGTTGATAGTCGTACCGTTCTTCAACGTACAAGTATTACTAGCATTCGCGCTTTTAGGGAAGCTTTCGATCCAATCAGTCGGACACCACTTTATGAACTCTTTCCTAAGTGTGTCATTAAGTTTTGGATACGTTGACCGAGCCATAAGGCCGTTCGAACCGGGGTAATCCTTCGCAAGCTGACACGCCTTAATACACGCGCCAGAAGTTTTTCCATTGGCGAATCCTCCACCATATAGTTGAATCTTGGCTCTAGACTTTAAGAACCTATCCTGTAGGCTATCACGTTGTAGCTTAAATGTAGCCATTGTTACTTAACAGCAACCCAATCGTCATTGGTAAGTGTATCGTCGTCCATGTCACCGTCAACACGCTTGCCAACATAGTTAGTATCACTAGCTACATCGTGGGCAATCTCGCCTATATAAGAAGGAACTACGTTAGCGATAACGGTTGCAACACCACGGTTAACACTACTAAGTTTGTTCTCAGGACCGGAGCCTGTAGTCCCACCACCATTGCCACTTGTATCTGCTACAATAGCCATCATGTTCTCCTTTAAAAGTCTACGTCAATTGTAGGTATATCGTCTTTTCTTTCAACGTATTCGATTGTAAGTCCACCTTCCATCTTGTGTCGATGTTCTACAATATCTACTGGAC